GTGCTAAATCTATTAGTGATTTTGATAAACGTACATTTGTTGAAGCTGCTATGATGCTTCGCAATCAATATGATTTAGTTATTTACGTATCTCCACGTGGAGTTAGTATGGAAGATAATGGTGTTCGTGAAACAGATCCACAATATAGACGTAAAATTGATGAAGTTATTCAATTATCGTTAGCTGAATATCCACCAACTAAATTGATTAAGGTTGAAGGTGATACTAATGAACGTATTGCTACTATTTTGCAGAATTTGTAATATTTATCGTAAATAACCAACTAATGGCAGAATTTAACTATAGCGACTACGTTGCTAAAATGGCTCAAAGAAAAGGCCCAATGCATGAAACTGACAACACATATAATGATGCAAATCAGTTAAATAATTCATATCTAGATCAAATTGATTTAAGTACAGATATTAACGAATCAGAAACAATATATGAGTTTGGTAGTGATGGTAACTGCTACAGAATCGATGACGAAGGTAATCGTGATATAGTAAGCGATAGCTATTGCCAAAGATACGGTGGTCAAGGTGTACGTGAAGGTGATTTAGAAGAAAAAGCAGAAGTTGAAGAAATAGCAATACCAAATGAAGATGCTGGTGGAATTGAAAGCGATATTGAACAAGATTTAATGTATGCTGAAGATCCAATTTTTTATCTAAATAGTATTATTGATTTTTGCAATAAGAAAATACAAGAAATACAATCAGAAGATGAATTAGGGGAAGCAATTGACGATGTTGATGTTGAAGTAACTGACGACGAATTTGGTTCAACTGATTCTGATAAAGAACCTACTAAAAAAGATATTAAAGCAGCTGAAAAAGAATTTAATTTAACAATACCAAAAGCAGACAGTTCAGTTGCTGATTCAGCATTAGAAAAAGCTAAACAAATTATTAAAATTAAAGTTGGTAAAATCTTAGCTCAACCTAAAGGACAAAGATCAAAATCAACTGATTTAGTAGTATTAAAACAATTTATTCAAAGACCAGACATTAAGAAAGCTTTTAAAGCTCGTGGTTTAGATGTAATGGATTTTGTAAAAGACGTAATCGCTTAATTATGGCAAAAAGAATTGATTTAGCAAGTTTAATAACTGAAGCTAGTATTAAAGATCCATTATTACAACAAGTAATAAAATTACAACGTACTACTTCTAAAGTATTTAAAAATACAGCTGACAACGTAAACATCCCCCCAAGAGATAGAGCTGGTTTATTAAACTCATTTGGTGATATAAATGATCAAATCGAAGCATTAGGTTCAGCTATTGAAATGAATGTTACTGAAAGAGCTCAGATGAAGGAAGTAGACACTTATCATATTGATGATAGTACATTTGAAAGAATGGATGGTTTGGTTCCTCAAAGCGCTTTACAATCATTGGTTGTTGCTATTCAATCTATTATTCGTTCTTTAAAAGAAGAAGGTTTTGAAGATGATGAAATTTTTGACTACGTTTTAGCAAACGTACAAATGTTAGGAAGATAATGAAAAAATATATTTTACCCATTGTATTAATTTTACTTTTGCTTTGGTTAGCATTTGATAAAGTAACTAATATCGGACTAACAAGTGAATTTAAAGCAAAACAAGATAGTTTAGTACATGCTGTTGATTCAATGAAATTAGATATAGCTAAAGATGATGCTATTATAGATTCATTAAACCAAATTGATGCTGATTTAACATATAAGTTAAATCATCAAAAAACTAAAGTAATTAAAATAAAAGAAATAGTTGAGGTTGAAGTTGATAGAGTTAAAAATTTAAAAGGTGAAGAATTAGTATCTCACTTTAATCAACGCTACCCAGCAGACACAGTAAGCAATCTGTTACCTGTCGCTCAACCTGTATTATCTTCTGCTTCTCAAGATTTAGCTAAATTTGATGGCTTAAAACAAGAAGTAGTATTAAAAGATAGTTCAATAGCTACTTTAGAATCTAAAGTTACATTAAAAGATAGTGTTATTGTTAAGTTCCAATCTAAGGAAAACACTTACAAAAACATTATGAATAACCAAAATACACAAATTAAAGATTGGAAATTCCAATACAATACTCTACAATTAGAAAATTCTAAATTAAAAACTAAAAATAAATTTACTAAAATCGGTGCTGGTTTAATAACTGGTGGTTTGATTTATTTAATGTTAGTAAAATAAAAAATATGGAACAAATTAATGAAGTTAGAAGAATGCAAGAATTAGCAGGTCTTACTAAAGAAGCACCAACAATGCCTCCGGTACCAGGTAATAATAAACCTAAATTACCTCCAGTTCCTGGTAAAACACCAGTAAAATCTAATTTAAGTGATAGCTTAAAAGAAAAATATATAAATCAAGCTTTTGATGTAGTTGGTGCTACTGCTACATACAAGAAATATAAAATTCTTGAGGATAGTGAAATCAAAACATTAGAAGATATTTTAGATAAAGTTATGACTGGTTTTCAAAACCTTAAATAATTTTATTTAGAACATGCCCCGCTATAGTCTCAGTATTATAGCTCTGAGCCCAACCCCGTAAGGTTGGGCTTTTTATTTCCTTGTATATTTATATATATAAACCTGTTATGGCTGAACAAAACATAAAAGACATAATTAAACAGGAGTTCGTAAAATGTGCTCAAGATCCTGTTTACTTTATGAAAAAATATTATTGGATTCAACACCCACAAAGAGGTAGAATTCAATTTGGACTATACCCATTCCAAGAGAAGGTATTAAGTATATTTAAGAATAATTCCTACTGTATAACAAACAAGTCAAGACAGTTAGGTATCTCTACTCTAGTATCAGCATACGCTCTGTGGTTAATGTTATTTAATAAAGATAAAAACGTCCTTGTAATTGCTACTAAGCAGGAAACTGCCAAAAACATGGTTACTAAAGTACGTTTTGCTTATAATAATCTTCCCTCGTGGTTAAGACTAAAAGCAGTTGAAGATAATAAATTATCACTTCGATTAGCAAATGGTTCTCAAATTAAAGCCGTTTCAGCATCTGGGGATGCGGGTCGTTCGGAAGCCGTATCTTTACTTGTAATAGATGAAGCTGCGTTTATTGATCAAATTGAAGATATATTTGCTTCTGCTCAACAAACCCTAGCTACTGGTGGTGGATGTATAGCTATATCTACTCCTTATGGTACTGGTAATTGGTTTCACAAAACATGGACTAAAGCCCAATCCGCAGAAAACAAGTTTGTACCTATTAAATTACCTTGGACAGTTCATCCTGAACGAACTCAGGAATGGCGAGATGAACAAGATTCATTATTAGGACCTAGAAACGCAGCACAAGAATGTGATTGTGACTTTACAACTTCAGGTGATACTGTAATTGATCCTCCAACATTAAATTTTTATATAGATTCCTTTATGAAGGAACCAATGGATAAAAGAGGCATTGATGGTTCACTTTGGATTTGGGAAATTCCTGATTACTCTAAACAGTATGCTGTTATAGCCGACGTAGCTAGAGGTGATGGTAAAGATTTTTCATCATTTCATATTATTGATATAGAAACAGCAATACAAGTAGGTGAATTTAAACAACAATTATCTACTCGTGATTTTGGTAACTTGCTTGTTGGTATAGCTACTGAATATAACGATGCTTTACTTGTAATTGAAAACGCTAACGTAGGTTGGGCTGTGATTCAGCAAGTAATAGACAGAGGATATCGTAATCTTTACTATTCTCCAAAAATGGATATGGCGATGGGTAACGTTGAACAATATCTTACTAAATTTGAAAACTCAAGTGGTATGGTTCCTGGATTTACTACTTCTCTTCGCACAAGACCACTTGTTATCTCAAAGATGGTGTCGTATATTCACGAGAGAGCTTGTACTATACAATCTAAACGATTACTTGAGGAATTAAGAACATTTGTTTGGAAAAATGGTAAAGCACAAGCGCTGGATGGATATAATGATGACTTAGTGATGGCTTGGGGTATAGGAATGTTTTTAAGAGATACAGCTTTATCATTTAGACAACAAGGTCTTGACATGGCTAAAGCTTCTATTAGTGGCATCTATAAAACAGGCAATAATCTGTCACCAGTTTATTCTCCTAACAATGGACATTTCATGGCTAACCCTTATGAAATGGATTTACCACACGACCAAACAGAAAATATAAACTGGTTGCTGGGTTAACAAATATTTATATAATATAAACAACAATATGGCTGATACTTCATTATTTGGTAGACTCAAGAAACTCTTTTCCACAGACGTTATAATAAGAAATGTGGGCGGTGACGAACTTAAAGTAATGGATACCGATGGTATTCAAAGACTTGGCGTTCTACAAACCAACTCATTATACGACAAATACGCTCGTTTATACACTACGTCTGGTGGATGGAACTACAATCTATCTCAACAACTTAACTATCCTACTACAAGAATTCAATTATATGCTGACTATGAAGCAATGGATACAGATGCCATATGTGCTTCTGCCCTTGATATAATAGCAGATGAATGTACTTTACGCAACGAGCAAGGTGAAGTATTACAAATTAGAAGTAGTGACGAAACAATTCAAAAGATTTTATACAACTTATACTACGATATATTAAACATTGAGTTTAATTTGTGGTCTTGGACTCGTAACATGTGTAAGTATGGTGATTTCTATCTTAAATTAGAAATTAGTGAAAAGTTTGGTGTGTATAGTGTTATTCCGTTTTCATCTTATAACATTTTAAGAGAAGAAGGATATGACTTACAAAAACCACAATCAGTACGTTTCAAATATGACCCATCATCACAAGCAACATCACCTTTAGGATATGTTTTGTCAACTCCTATTATTGATTCAGAAGGTAAGGGTGTTTATTTTGATAACTACGAAATGGCTCACTTTAGATTATTAAGTGACTTTAACTATTTACCTTATGGCCGTTCTTACTTAGAACCAGGCCGTAAATTATATAAGCAATTAGTATTAATGGAAGATGCGATGTTAATCCATCGTATTGTTCGTGCTCCTGAAAAGAGAGTATTCTATGTTAACGTAGGTAATATTCCACCTAACGAAGTAGAAGGTTACATGCAGAAGATGATCAACAAAATGAAGAAAACTCCAGTAGTTGATCCTCAAACTGGTCAATATAACCTAAGATACAACATGCAGAACGTACTTGAGGATTTCTACATCCCAGTTCGCGGTGGTGATCAAACGACCAAAATTGACACTACAAAGGGTCTTGAATATGCGGCTATTGAAGACGTAACATACTTACGTGATAAACTTTTCTCCGCTTTAAAAATCCCTAAAGCGTATTTAGGCTATGAAGGTGAATTAAGCGGTAAAGCTACATTAGCGGCTGAAGATATTCGTTTCGCTCGTACAATTGAGCGTATCCAAAAGATATTGGTTAGTGAATTAACCAAAATTGGTTTAGTTCACTTATATTCTCAAGGATATACCAATGAACAATTAACAAACTTTGAATTATCATTAACTACACCATCAATTATATACGATCAAGAACGTATTGAATTATTGAAGTCTAAGATCGAATTAGCGGGTAGTATTATGGAAAATAACTTAATGCCTACTGATTGGATTTATGATAATATTTTACACTTATCTGAAGATGAAATTAGTGAAATTAGAGATTTATTAGCCGAAGATAAAAAACGTGAGTTTAGATACGAACAAATTAAAACTGAGGGTAACGATCCATTAGAATCAGGTCAAGCCTATGGTACACCTCACCAATTAGCATCGCTTTATGGTAAAGGTAGACAAAATGCAACTACACAAGAAGATGTGCCTAAAGGATATGATGAAAAAACTGATGAA